CGGAGTAAAGAGTCGAGGGGGCTCATGAAATGAGACGATGAGTATTTTTAATATCAATTTATACCACCCGAAATATCATTTCATCTAGTGGTTACATTCACCATGGCACTTACTGGTGCTCTAGACAAATGAGAGTTCGCAAAAAACGTAAAGCCGAATTGAGTAAAAGAAGAGCCGTCATCGGGCGCGCCAAAATTCATCTTCTTGCGTGTGATAACGAGCCAATGTCCGCTCTGGGTCGATGTGATCTGCGAACGACCCCAATCGGAAATGACCGCGGTTGACCGCTTCTGGCCGATTGCTGCCGATCCCGGACTTTGCTTCGACTTTGTGAATCAACGGAGCATCCAATCACCTAGAGCGGTGGCAGCAACCTAGACGGCATCTACGAGCAATACAGAACATAAATCTTCACCCGGTTCAGACGCCAGTCTGGCCGGGTTTTTTGCATTTGGGGCGTTCGAAACGCTTTTGAGTAACGCCCCTGAGTAGTCTGAGTAACGCCTGGCGCACCCCCCTTCGAGAGGATTACCTCCATCGGTCAGCAATGCACAGCAAGTGTTGTCAACCGGTGGTTTTTAACTCTCAAAGGAGCTGCACATGCAGACAGAAGCAAGCAGGTCACGGCACCTGACCCAGCAGGAGCTCGCCATCCGTTGGAACAAGTCCGTACACACAGTCGAGCGCTACCGCTCTGATGGCGTTGGCCCGGTCTATCTCAAGATCGGCGGCAAGGTCATGTACCGACTCGAAGACATCGAGGCCTACGAGCACGAATGCTTGTACGCCAACCCCCATTCCCGTCTTGCAAGCGCGGAGGCCTAAGCGATGTCAAACCTCATGGTCTATCCCGCAGAAATTGCGGAAATGTCGGTCAATCAACTGGCCGCTCTGCCTCACGCCAAACTGGTTGAGGCCACCACCAACCTTGATGACTTGCTCAAGTGGGCCAAGGAAAACCGCCAAAAGCTCGACGCCGCCATGGAGCTGCGCTTTGGTGGTCAGGGCCGCAGCGCACTGCACGAGTCGGGGCGTGATTTTGGCTCCACCCACTTCAACGACGGGCCGCTCTCGGTGAGTTATGACCTGCCCAAGCGCGTGAGCTGGGATCAGGAAAAACTCAAAGCCATCGCAGAGCGCATCGTTGCCGCAGGCGAGCCCCTGTCCGAGTACATCGACGTCGAGTTCTCGGTGTCGGAAAAGCGCTTCACCGCCTGGCCCACGAACATGAAAGAGCAGTTCATGGATGCCCGAACGGTCAAGGGTGGCAAGCCCGCGATCAAGGTCGAGTTCAACGGCGTGGAGGTGCAGTGATGTCTTTGCCCATCATCTCCGCAGAAGAGCGCCTGCGCGAAAAACACAGCGCCAAGATCTGCCTGGTTGGCATTCCCGGCATCGGCAAAACCAGCCAGCTGCACACGCTGCCCGCCAAGGCCACCTTGTTCGTGGACCTTGAGGCTGGTGACCTGTCCGTCAAATCCTGGACGGGGGACTCGGTGCGTCCACGCACTTGGCAGGAGTTCCGCGATCTCGTGGTGTTCCTCGCTGGCCCCATGCCGACTGCGACCAAGGACCAGACGTTCTCGCAGGCGCACTACGACCACGTGTGCGAGAAGTACGGGGACCCGGCGCAACTGGCCAAGTACGACTACTACTTTGTCGACAGCCTCACGGTGCTCTCGCGCCTGTGCCTGGCCTGGTGCAAGACCCAGCCGCAGGCCTTCAGCGAGAAAACGGGCAAACCCGACAGCCGGGGTGCCTATGGTCTCCTGGGCCAGGAAATGATCGCCGCGCTCACCCACTTGCAGCATGTGCGCGACAAGCACGTGATCTTCGTGGCCATCCTGGAAGAGAAGACCGATGACATCGGGCGCCGCACCTTCCAGCTGCAGCTCGAGGGCAGCAAGACCGCGCTGGAGTTGCCGGGCGTGCTCGACGAAGTCATCACCCTGTCCTCCATCAAGGACGAGAACGGCGGCAGCTTCCGCGCCTTCGTCACCCGCGCCGACAACCCCTATGGCTTTCCTAGCAAGGACCGCTCGGGCCGCCTGGACGCACTCGAAGCACCCGATCTGGGGCAGCTCATCAACAAGTGCCTGAACGTTACCGCCACGGCAAACGCCCAGGCCAGCGTTACCCAAACCCAACAACCCATCGCTTAAGGATTCGACATGAACACGACCCATACCTCTGGTTCCAGCTGGAACGACTTCAACGACGCGCAGGCCCAGCAAGGCGCCTTTGACCTGATTCCCAAGGGCACCATCGTGCCGGTACGCATGTCCATCAAGCCCGGTGGCTTTGACGACTACACCCAGGGCTGGACCGATGGCTACGCCACGCAGTCCAACGAGACGGGCGCCGTGTACCTGGCCGCCGAGTTCGTGGTCACCGCAGGCCAGTACGCCAAGCGCAAGATGTGGACAAACATCGGTCTGCACTCGGCCAAGGGACCGGCCTGGGGGCAGATGGGACGCGGCTTCATCCGCGCCTTGCTCAACAGCGCCCGCAATGTCCACCCGCAGGACAACTCCCCGCAGGCCTCAGCTGCCCGTCGCATCAACGGCTTTGTGGACCTGGATGGCGTCGAATTCCTCGCCCGCGTGGATGTGGAAAAGGATGGCCGGGGGGACGACCGCAACATCGTGCGGTTGGCCGTTGAGCCCGACCACAAGGACTACGCCGCCTTCATGGGCGTGCCCAGCAAGGTGAGTTCCGGCGGTGGCAACTCCGGTGCACCGGCAGCAGCTACCCCAGCCTTTGCGGGCAACGCCCATGTCCCTCAGTCCCGTCCCGCCGCACCTGCGGTGTCCGGCAAACCGAGCTGGGCTCAGTAACAGGCGAGGGGCATGAAATGTTGGGTCTGCTCACGGGAGGCCAGGGGCTTCCTACACACAGACACCCGGCAACGGGTGGGTTCGCCCGCCCGTTACCCCATCGACTGGGTGTTTTGCTCTGGGCGCTGCCAGCGTGCGTTTCACCGCATGTACGGCAGCTGGGTCAGGGCACTGGACAACGACACGCCAGCGGAGGCGCTCATGGTTGACGCCACAGAACTTGAGCTGGAGTGCATGCGCAAGTGCCTGAAGTTTTTCGGTGAAGCGGCGTCCGAGATTGGCTTTGACAAGCCGCTTGGCAGCTACAGCGAGACGCAGGCCTTGAGTGTCATCAACGCCATCGTCACGGGCTACGTCGAGGCCATGACGCAGGCACATGAAAAAACCAAATATCCACCCGTTCGCATGACGGCCAAGCCTGTGCACGACCCCATCAAGGATGCGGCGGCGCAGGCGCTCTCAACCAACCCGTTTGCGGACATGGAGGATGACTTACCTTGGGAGGTGAAGCCATGATGGACTTCAACTCGAATGCAAGCGTGAGCGGACAGATCGAATGGTTGATCGATCACGCCATGCAAAAGAAAAACGAAGCGAGCACGCCCCGCACCTACCTGGGCGGATCGCGACTGGGGGCGGCCTGCGAGCGCCAGCTTCAGTACGAGTACGTCAAGGCCCCCGTGGACCAGGGCAAGGCCTTCTCGGGCCGAATCCTGCGCGTCTTTGAGCGCGGGCACCAGACCGAGGACATGGTCATTGGCTGGCTGCGCATGGCGGGCTTTGACCTCAAGACCCACAAGAGCGATGGCCACCAGTTCGGCTTCTCGCTCGCGCAGGGTCGCCTTCGCGGGCACATCGACGGCATCCTGCTCGGCGGCCCCGAGGGATTTGCGTACCCCGCGCTGTGGGAGAACAAGTGCCTGAGCGCCAAGTCCTGGAAGGACCTGGTCAAGCACAAGCTGGCGGTCTCCAAGCCCGTCTACGCCGCGCAGGTCGCCGTGTACCAGAGCTATCTGGACCTCCATGAAAACCCGGCGCTCTTCACAGCCGTGAACGCCGACACCATGGAGATCTATGCCGAGCTGGTGCCATTTGATGCGCAACTGGCGCAGCGCATGTCCGACCGGGCCGCTCGCATCCTCAAAGCCACCGAGGTGGGCGAGTTGCTGCCGCGCGCTTTCATGGATCAGACGCACTTCGAGTGCCGTTTTTGCTCCTGGGCGGACCGCTGCTGGGGAGGTGCGTGATGGTGATCGATCCCAGAAAGCTGCACAAGCCAGCCCAGCCGCTGGTCAGGATTTCCGCCATCTTTCAGATGCTCTCGCGCCAGGCACAACCCCAGTGCCCCGAGGCCAATCTGGTGGTCGGAATGATTTGCCAGGCCATCCACGACTGCCTGTACGCCACGCCTGTGGAGCAAAGCCGTGCGTGGAATTTCATGCACGACGAGCGCCTGGACATCTGGGCGGGCACCGTCAGCCTTGATGCCAACTTCATCCGTGAGGTGGCGCTCAAGACCGGATTCATGAGCCCGGAGGCGCCAACGCGCGCCATCAAGAAAAACAAGAAGGGGGAAATGAGTGCTTGATTTCAATGAACAGGGCGATGCGCCAGAGCGCAAGGGGCCGGGCGATGCGGGGCAGATGCGCGAGCGGGTGAGAGCTGCCCTGATCGACAACGCCGAGAGTGTGCTCACGTACCTGCTGCCCGCAGGCGTGATCCGGCGCAACTGCTTTTATGTGGGCAACGTCTATGGCGCGGCAGGCGACAGCCTGGAGGTGGTCCTCAGTGGCCCCAAGGCCGGACTGTGGACCGACAGGGCGGAGGGCACCGGTGGCGATCTGTTCCACCTGATTGCCGGTAACCGCCACCTGGACATCAAGACCGAGTTCTCTCGAGTGATTGAAGTCGCCCAGGAGATTTTGGGTATGCCCAGGCTGGACATCCCCAAGGCACGGGCCAAGAAATCCGGCCCCGCAGTCGATGAGCTGGGGGTGCCCACGGCCAAGTGGGAGTACCAGGACGCCAGCGGCAAACTGATCGCCGTGGTCTCCCGCTATGAGCCGGAGCCCGGCAAGAAGGAGTTTCGGCCCTGGGATGTCAAAAAGCGCCGCATGGCGCCTCCCACACCCAGGCCGCTGTACAACCAGCCGGGCATGCTCGCTGCCGAGACGGTCATTCTGGTCGAGGGTGAGAAGTGCGCCCAGGCGCTGATCGATGCCGGGTACTGCGCAACCACCGCCATGCAAGGGGCCAACGCGCCGGTGGACAAAACCGACTGGCGCCCCCTTGAGGGCAAGGCGGTGCTGATCTGGCCGGACAAGGACGCGCCAGGCTGGAGCTACGCCGAGTCGGCCGCCAAGGCCGCTCTGGAGGCTGGAGCACGATCCTGCGACATCCTGATCCCTCCCGATTTCAAACCCACAGGCTGGGACGCTGCCGACGCGCTGGCCGAGGGGGTAGGGCAGGGCGAGGCACAAAGCGATGGCGCCGCTTTTGATGTGGACGGCTTCATCCTCACAGGGCACAGGCTGCCCATTGCCAAAGACCCGGATCCGTCGGAGATGGACACCTCATCGGTCGACCTGGTCGATGGGGTGAACTGGAGCACCGAGGACGGGCTGGCCATTGCGTTTACCAACCG